ACAGACAGGGTAGGACTATACCCGTCTTTATGACACCCACACTTGGCACGATTCTTGCGGAGATTACAATCGAATGTTTTATATTTATTAAATAATTAAAGTAATTAAAATTTTTAGAAAAAAAAAATCAAATTATAATTGATGATATTAATATTATGATTAAAATTTATTTTAACTAATATAAGATATGATTAAAATGAAAACTTGACTTTCAGTTGCGCTTCGAGTAGGATGCTTTTCAGGCCGAAGGTCCATCCGGTTGACTGAACATCGGATAATCTTAGTGTTGAATATAACATTAGGAAATTAAAATATGGGATTAGGAATTGTAAGTAATCAGGATTTTGAATCTGAATTATCTAATTCTAGTTCTTTAAATAGAAATATTAATAGAACGCCCGAAATAGATATGTCTCCTGATGAAACTGATAATGGGATTACTAATTCAGCTACGCTGATTAAGAAATATCATGAACATGGGCGTAATGAAGGTGATATTAATGTACCACAGTCCCTGCGAAAGTTGATAGGAGATACTGCTACATTTGAAGGTAGACCAGCAGGTCTACAATTAGCATCATCTTTAGGAATTAGTAATTCATCGGTCTCTAGTTATACCAATCCAAACAATTCAGCGTTAAGTGAATCTAATAAATCAGATATAGATTCATTCTTAACTGAGCGTAAAGTTAAAATCAGTAAACGTGCTATCAATAAATTAGGTTTAGCAATTAGTATGATAGATGAAGATAAATTGAAAAAATGTAGTGCGCGTGAACTATCAGGAGTTGCTAAAGATATGTCTCAAGTTGTTAAGCATATGGAACCTTCAATCGATAGTACGAGCGTAGCAACTCCTGTCCAATTCTTTATGTATGCGCCCGAAATTAAGACAGAGAATAAATACCAAACTGTAATTGCGAAGGATAATTACTAACATGGCATTACCATTTAGACGTATAATGAACGCATTAACAGCATTAAATGCAGTTAGTGATACATTAACTCCAACTGATTTGAATAACATTAAAGAACTTACATTCTACATTGTATTTAGTGCCGGATGTAGTGCTGGTGGAGTTCAATGTGAAGAAGTTCCATATGTATCTAATCCTGATTGGGGCACATTTACAGGAACATGGGCGCCTATTGGCAGTGCAGTAGTATTTGGTGATAATGTAGTAAAAACTGTTAAGGCATCTGGAATAGATATGTTTGCGCGTGTGCGTATTAGTACATTAGTTGTAGATGGAACTGTATCTGTATTTGTGATTGGACGTTAATTATGAGAGAAATATCCGAAATAAGCGCCGATTTAACTAAACTTGCATCTGATATAACATCTAAAATAAAGATTAAGGCAGATGCTGAAAAAGCATATACTAAATCGGGAAATGATTTAGTTGATGTGCAAAATAAGGCAAGTGAGCTTCGTAATGAATTAGATGAAGCTCTTAATGTATTAGTTCCACAGTCATTTCAGGGACGCGTCCGACAGACTGCTTAATTCTGAATTAATTTAATGTATTAAACGAAGATGGGCGTTAGAAAAGACGGCGTAACTTTAGTTGATGATATCGGTGGAGGTGGTGCTCCTGTAGATGCTACTATTGTTGCGCCTATTGGCCCTAATTTAGCTGTTGACTCTGTAAGTGTAACATTAGCAACTGATGAACTTCCTATTATAGTTGATGCTATTCCAACTGAAACTACTACAATTGATACAATAGATGCCCTAAATGATTTTGTAGAGATTACAGTTCCTAAAGGACATAATTCTATATTAGCTATCTTTACTCCAACAGGTTGGAATGGAACTATATCATTCTCTTTGAATGGTGTGGTATGTAGTGGATTAAATATATCTTCTAGTGCTTGGGTAAGTAGTTTTAATACGGGAGTTGGAGTATTTTCTTTTCCAGTAACAGGCGGTAGTGTATTTAGAGCTACTTGTTCCTTATTTACAAGTGGTAGTGAGGTTTTTACTGGTATTACTTCAATAAGTGAATCTATTAAATATCCTCTAGGAGTAGGAGATACTCTTACAGTTCATGATTCACTAGCTTTCGCTATTCAAGAGTCTATAGTAGCAGATAATATGCTTTTTGGTGATATTTCATCTATATTATCTGTAGGAATGATGTTTGATGGAACTGGTTGGGATAGAGTTAGAGGTAGTTCAGTAGATGGATTATTAGTAAACTTAGGTGCAAATAATGATGTAGTAGTAAGTGCAACAGATTTAGATATACGCAATTTATTATTTGCAACGGATAAGGTTGATGTTAGCGGAAGCACTGTAGATACTGAACTTCCTGCTGCTGAATTATTACGGGAAAATACTGCTAATCCCACTGTTCCGGGGGTTGCTGCTTTTGGGATGGTTTATGATGGAGCTACTTGGGATAGATTGCCTGGAACTGATTTAGGAGTAACTGTTAAGCCAGCTAATGATACTGGTGGTTCTGCGATAGCAATAAATGTTTTGAATGAATTTGTAAGAGTTTTACCCCCATTTGGATATAATTCAGTTGGGGTCAGTATTTCTGGTTCTATGGTTGGAACACTAGAACTTCAATATACTTTTGGTGAACCCGGCGGAAAGGGTATGTTTGACTTACAACAAAATAAATGGATAAGTCAAATAGTAAATCCTACGTTTGGGGATTTTTATATTATTCCTATATCTCCAAGTTTATCTGGGACAGAAGTACTTTTAGTCTGCACAGCTTATTTTAGTGGTAGTGCTACTGTTGCTTTAATTCCTTCATTAACACATGTAGTTGGCAATCCACTAACCAACGTTGAACTTCGTGAAACCCCATTAGTAGTTAATACTAAAACAGACCTATCTCCATCAGCCCCTACAGTAGCATCAGTAGGAGTAGCATCTGCACAAGCTGTAGCAGCAGCAGCTACCCGTAAAGGATTAATACTTAGAAATTTATCAAATGCTAGAATCTCATTAGGATTTGGTTCGGCAGCCGTTCTTGATAATGGAGTAACACTATATCCTCGTGATACATTTGAGATGGATGAATACGATTTTGACTTAGCTGCTGTTAATGCAATAGCTAGTGCAGCAGCAAGTTCATTATCAATTCAGGAATATTTGGTGTAATATGCCAATTAAACCTGCAATAGCAATAGGTATTCAGGACGAAACCATCCTCCAAGGATATGTAGGCACTGTTAATTTTACTGGCGCCGGTGTAACTGCTGCTGTAGTTGGTGATGTAGCTAATGTAACTATTGCTGGTGGTGCTGGCAGTTCTGCAACTAGAGTATTATTAACTATTCCATTTCCAGCATTACGAGAAATTAAAATTAATGTGGTAAATGCAGCTATTGGAACTACTTCTAAAGTTAATGCTTGGCTTTCAGGATTAGCTCCATCAGTTGTAGGAAGTGGGGATGCTGTGGATATATATAATATCCAACCAATTGCAAACGCCGGTTCAGTTGATTTTGTTCTCAGTTTTCTTACTCCATTTGCTGGTTCTTTAAGTATTGATTATATGGTGTTAGCCTAATGGCAATACTATATGATGCGCGTGGAAATGAAATACGAGTTAGTTATCCTGACTCAGTTACAGGAGAAGTAATAACTGATGCACGTCCAATTACAGCAGTTCTAGGCGCAATAAATGCTGAAGTCTTAATAGATTTAAATGGTGCCGATGCAGTTAATTATGATGTTAGAACAGCAGCAGGTGCTTTAACATTTTTAGTTGAAGCAACTTTAGATGGAACTAATTACTTTGCGCTTCCAATATTCGTAATTAATCAACTTTTGGGTGCAGTCATTTTAGTTCCAGAACAATATTTGGCACAAGTAGTTGTAGCCACTACAATTAACGGACAATACACTGTTAAATGTTCAGGATATCGTAGGGTTAGAATTCGAGTATCTGCATATACTTCAGGTAATATAACTGTTGCTGCTAGAGCTAGTATTGCAGTAACTACTGCATATAATAGACACATTCCATCTACATTACACATAACTGTTACAGCCGCTGCAAATACTGCTGCAACTGCTACATTACCTGCTGCTGGTGTAGGTATGTATCATTATATTACTTCGATTGTATTAATGAGAAATGCAACAGCAGCATTAGCTGGAACAGCTACATTAATTCATACTTCTACTAATCTTCCTGGAAATCCTGCATGGTCAGTAGGAAATTTAATGGCAGCTGGTGGAACTCAATTAGATTTAAATTATTCTCCTACTACTCCTCTTAAATCACTTGTAGCTAATACGGCAACCAGTGTATCAATGGTCGCTGGTGGCGCTGCTGTATTAAATCGTGTTAATGTTAGTTATTATGTTGGTGCATAATGAATAAAGCAAAAGCAGCCGAAATCATGGAAGTATTAACTAATCTTGATTATTTTCCTACATTAAATAAATTATCTGATAACTCTTACTATATTATTGTAGCAGATAGAGATGGAGTATTGGCTAATACTTTAAAAATATTTCAAGATAATAATGCAGTAATTTGTAGAGCTAAAGTAATTGATATAACATAGTAAAATGGAAATTTTAATTCCTAATCAAGTAGATAACGTAACTAAGTTACGTAATAGCTGGAAGCCTAATCCAAAACAGGCTGAATTTTTAGCAGTCCCATGGACTGTAAAAGAAGCATTCTATGGTGGTGGGGCGGGTTCTGGCAAATCAGACGTATTACTTGTGTACGGTATACTTAATCGTTGGCACGAGAATCCGCTTTTCAAGCAAGTATTTCTACGTAGAACCTTTCCAGAATTAAAGAATGAAATTCTTGGACGTTCACGTGAAATATACAGTAAATTTGGAGCTACATTTAACAAGACAGATATGATTTGGACATTTCCACGAGAAGACCAGTATGGTTCTGGTGGAATGACTGGTAATGCGGGCGCACAGATATTTTTAGGACATTGTGAAACAGAAGATGATGTGCATAAATACGATTCAATGCAGATTAGTCTATTCACACCTGACGAAATAACTTCATTAACTAAATTCATCTACTTATATATCACATTTGAACGTAATCGTTCTCCTAAGGATTCAGGATTACCATCTATCACGCGCGCAGCGGGTATGCCAGGCGGCATCGGACATACATTTGTTAAAAAGAGATTCGTAGACCCCTGTCCTGAAGGTGGAAAGATTATTGTAGGTAAGGGAAATAATAAGAGAATTTATATTCATGCTACTCTAGCTGATAATCCACATATTGACCCTACATATTCTCAGTCCCTTGATGGTAGACCGGAAGCTGAACGTAAGGCGAAGAAATTTGGAGATTGGTCAGCATATCTAGGACAAGTATTTGATGAATTTCGTGAGCGTCACTACCCTGATGAACCGGAACATGCATTACATATAGTAACTCCTTTTGAAATACCAGAATATTGGCCTAAATTCTATATTATAGATTGGGGTTTTAGAGCTAATAACTGGGTAGGTTGTTTTGCAGTATCCCCAAGTAGAAGATTATATTTATATCGTGAATTAAAATGGGTAGAAACTAAAATAGCTGAATGGGGTCCAATTGTAAAAGAACTCCTGAATAAAGAACATCCTAAGAAAGTTAAAGTATGTAAATCCGCGGGGCAGGAAAGAGGGCAAGACCATACTATTCAAACTGAAATTGAACGGGAATTAGGGACTTCCGTTGAATTAACATTAAATAGTCCTGGTAGTCGCGTTAGTGGAAAGATGTTATTCCACGAATATTTACGGTGGATTCCTAAACGATTACCCCCAATTCATGAGAGAATATCGTATAGTGAAGAAACTGCATTAAGAATCTATAGATTAAATGGAGAGCAAGCATATCGAGATTATCAACAATCATTCGTGCCACCCGCGCCCGAAACTAATTTACCTAAATATCAAATATTTTTATGCGAACGTATTAATCACGATGAATGTGATAATTGCTGTCCAATGGCTGTAGAATCTATTAAAGCATGTACTTATGCAGATTCTAAAAATGATAAACCGGCAGAAGATGTAGCTGAGTTTAATGGAGATGATGCATATGATGGACAGCGATATGGAATAGATGCGGCTGAGATTTATTTTGATGAATCCGCAGATGAATTTAAGAAAATGCAGCAACAAAATGAAATGTCTGAGCGATTAGCATATACAGGAAATTGGACTGCATTTTATCGTAATGCTGAATCTCAGGATAGTGTTAATAAATTAAGTACTGTAGGTATGTTTAATCGTGGTAATTCTAATGGAAATAATAAACTCGGAATAAGGATGTATCACAGATGAATCCTATAATTAAATTTTTTCATGAATTGATTAATCCTCATTGTGAGCATTGTGCAATTTTACGTGAAGAACAATTTCACATTGAATTAGAATCACGAAGGTGTAGAGCTTGTGAATCTTTTGAAAGACAGATTGCTGTATTACAAGAACAGAATAATAAATTAACTGAAAAGATTGTAAATCCTGTGCCTTTGGCACCAGTCGCGCCTGAAGTTCAAATGAGACCTATACATAGGGGAGCGATACCATTTAGTATAATTAGACAACAATTAGAGTCTGAATCACGAGCGCGTGCAGAAGCATTAAGAAATGCAGCCTTACCTGATAAGACCACTGAAGTTAATACAGCTTCAATAAATATAGATGAATTAGAAAATGAAGTGATGAATGCCACTATATCCGATGCCGTATCGAAAACCGGCACAAAATAATAATCCTGCTCCTGTTGGAACAATGGGTCCACCTGCTCCACAGCAGCAGAATCCTGGAATATTGCGTAAATTATTTGGTGGATTATCTAAACAATATGGTCAAGAATGGCCTGAATTGCAGCGTAGTTGGGAAAGTAGACAAGCTGAACAACCTGAATTAGCATCTAATGTATCTAGTATTAAACCTATGGGAATTTGGGATAAATATATGACTTCTGGTGCAGGAGCATATGCAATGACTGGCCCTTTTGGGGGAATAAGATTAAATCAAGGTGCAATATCTAGAGATAATCAAAATATAGATGATATATTAAATCATGAAATGGTCCATGCGGGGCAAGGAATATTTGGATATTTAAAAGGAAAGTTTGGAACTCCTAAAATGCGAAATGAAATTGAAAATGAAGCTATAAATAAAGAATCAATGCGACGAGTTATTCCTTCAATTTACTCTGGAAAATAAGTGAAACATAAATCTGCGATTAAATTAAAATTAACTGATGCTGAGAAGGCAGAGCTATCTGAAATTACAGAACAGCTATGGAAAGAAGACCAAGATGTTCGAATTCAATGTTTATCCAAATGGAAGCGTTTAAAATTCTTATGGAATAATATAGCGAATACTTGGTATGATTCGGTTGCACATGATTGGCGCGTTTTTGATGGTGCGTCACCATATGGTGATGGGAATGACCAATCATACTATGACCAACGTGTGAATGTATTTCGAGCATACCTTGAATCTATTATAGCAGCTTTATCAGTAACAGTTCCTCCAGTTAAGTGTTATCCAGATGATGCAGAATTATCAGAGGATATTGAAACAGCTAAAGCTGGAGACAAGATTGCAGAGTTAATATATAGACATAATGACGTAACTCTATTATGGGTTCATTCATTATATGTGTATATGAGTGAAGGATTTGTAGCTGCTGATATAGATGCAGATTATAATAAAGAATATGGAACATATGAAGTTAATGAGTATGATGAATCTATAGAACCACATGATATTATATCATGTCCAAATTGTGGATTTGAGATTGATAATGTAGTTTCTCCCTCAATTCCTGAAGAACCTATAATACCTAAACAGGCATCAATGGAACAGGAAATACCTGTGGAAGGAATGGAACAATCATTATCACAATCTGAAGTTCCAATTGAAGAAATGGATATGTCTGGTTTAGACCCTATGCAACAACAGGGTCAACCTATGGTTGAACAACCAACAGATATTTGTCCAAGTTGTAATACACTAATGACTCCAGTAATGAGTAGGCAGAATGAAATTAAAAAGATATGGGTTGGAACTACAGATGAACCAAAAGGTAGAATTAAATTAAATTCATATGGTGGATTAAATATTAAGATTCCTTTGTATGCACGTTCTCAAGATGAAATATTCTATCTATTTTATGTGTATGAATGTCATTATGCACAGGCTATTCAAAAGTATCCAGATTTACATGAGTCTTTACGTGAAAAATCTTCTGGAACTGCAAGCAGGGGATATGATAATTGGGAACAATGGGCACGTTTATCCACAGAATATCGAACAGGGTCTTATCCCGTAGATAATGTAACTGTTAAAACTATGTGGATTAAGCCTGATGCATACAATATACTCGAATTAGCTCGTGCAAAAGCATGGCGTAAGAAATATCCTAATGGTATATCAGTAACTTATGTAAATGATGAATTTGCATGTGCAAAAGAATCTGAACTTGATAAGAGATGGAAATTAACTATCAATCCATTAGCGGATTTTATTCAAAATGACCCTATTGGTTCATTATTAGTTAGTATTCAAGAAATTACAAACGATTTAATATCGTTAACTAAACAAACTATTGAACACGGAGTTGGATTAACATTCGTAGACCCACAGTTTATAGACCTTAATGCATATGGACAGACTGAAGTATTACCCGGTAGTTTAATTCCAACTAAGACTTTATCAGGTAATAAAAAACTTCAAGACGGAATTTATGAAGTTAAAACAGCTACATTGAGTGGTGAAGTAATGCCATTCTCTGCACAAATTCAATCTTTAGGGCAGTTGGTAAGTGGAGCTTTACCTTCATTATATGGAGAAATGAATTCTGAAACTGCTTCACAGGATTCGATGTCTAGAAATCAAGCTGTTCAGAGACTTGGAAATATTTGGAAGATGTTTGGAATTTGGTGGAAAAATGTATTTGGAGCAGCAATTCCTCTATATATCGAATTAATACAAGTTGATGAAAGAAATGTTAAACGTCGTAAAGATGGTTCATTTATTAATACTATTATTAGACGTGCTGAATTATCTGGTAAAATAGGTAAGGTGGAACTAGAAGCTAATGAAAATCTTCCAATGACATGGAGTCAACGGAAGGATGTTGTAATGCAGCTTTTATTGTCACCCAATCCTCAGATTATTCAAATGCTCTTATCGCCAGAGAATCTGGATGTATTACGTGAAGCTATTGGAATTAATGATTTCTACGTAACTGGTGAAGATGACCGAGATAAACAATATGTTGAAATCCAAGCATTATTAGAATCTCAATCAATTCAGACCGGTGAAATAGACCCTTTGTCTGGTATGCCTGTTGAAGTACCATCTATTGAAGTTGATGAAATAATGGATAGTCATATTATCCAATTTGAAATTTGTCGTAAATGGGCAGTATCTGAAGCAGGTCAATTAGCTAAGATAGAGAATGAAGCTGGATATAAGAACGTATTGTTACATGCTAAACAACATCTTATGGTGTTGAATATGGGCAGTGGTGAACCTGCTGATTCTGAGGAAAATGGAGCTGAGCCTCAGAAAAAGCCAAATAAATTAAATAATAAAGAGGCTCCCATGAATGGAATGGTTCAAGATGCGCCCGTACAATAATTTTCTAATGATGCCCGAAGATTCTGGAATTAGTGGTGGTCCAAAAGAACCCTTATCTAAATCTGGAATTTTAGATGTATTAAATTCTAAAGATGATAAAGAATTAAATTTAGAATTGAAAGATGAAGATGATGAAGATGATGACCCTGAAAGAGAAGTCGAAACTGAAGTTGAAGACCCTGATAAAGAAGTTGAAACGAAAGAAATTGAACCAGAAAAAGACGAATTAGCGGAATTAGAGGAAGAACTTAAAGAACCTAAGGATGAAGATTTAGAACTTACAACGCCAGTTAAAAAGCGTGAGATTCTTGCGAAGTTTCCTACAATTTTTAAAGACTTCCCAAGTTTAGAGACTGCATATTATAGAGAATTAGAGTATACGAAGTTACTTCCAACAATTCAAGATGCGCGGGAAGCTGTAAATGCAGTAACAGTATTAGAAAACTTTGAAAAAGACCTTAAAGAAGGTAAGACTGTTGAATTATTTAAAGCAGTTCTTAAAGATGACCCTAATGCATTCGCGAAACTTGCGGATACATATATGGACAATCTTGCACAAGCAGATGAACGTGCATACCATCATGTATTAGGGAATATTACTAAAGATATTGTAGAAGCAATGGTTCGTGCTGGTAAGAAATCTGAAAATAAGGACTTACAGGACAGTGCAACTGTATTATATCAATTTATGTTTGGTGATGTTGAATGGAAGCCTAAAGCTAAACTTGCAATACCAGATGAACCTAATTCTGAAAGAGCCTCGCTCGAAAAAGATAAAGAAGATTTTGAGCGTACTAAATATTCTGAACGTCAATCAGAGTTAATGACAGGCGTTGATAATCGTATTACGTCAGTTATTGATGCAAATATTGATAAAACGAATTTAATGACTCCATTCGTTAAAAAGAATGCAATCAAGGAAGTTCAATCAAAATTAGATTCTTTAGTTAAAGCTGATACACGTTTTCAGTCAATTGTTACAAGATTGTGGCAAAAGGCTAAAGAAGCTAAATATAATCGTGATTCAATGCAAGCTATCGAAACTGCTCATATATCTAAGAGGCGAAGTTTACTCCCAACTGTTATTGTGGCAATTAAGAAAGAAGCTCTTAAGGGTAGTACTATTTCGCGTAAAAAAGCTACGGAAGATAAGTCTAAAGACGAACCTATTGAAAATACAAACGAAAATCCCCGTCGTCAATCTCCACAGGGGGACTCCAAGAGAATTGATAAAACTAAGCCATTACCTAATGAGTCTTCGTTAGACTTCTTAATGAGAAGGTAATGTATAAAGTTGAAATGAGTTAATACTATGGCAGCAGCAGAACAGCAAGTTGTTGCATTAGAACTAGAGAAAGTTCTTCCCGACGTTAAGACGTTGTTTGAACGGGATGACATGTTCTATGCAAACATTAAGAAGAAGAATGTTCAGGTAATTAGTTATCGCCAGATGCGTATTCCACTTAAATTACGTCCGGGGGGTTCATTTCAATACTTTGACCCTAATGGTGGAGATTTAGGACGTGGTGGTGGTGCAACTTGGGATAAGGCAGTTGTTCAGTCTGTATTTGTAAGTCAGAATACTGAATATACTAAACTTACTCAATGGGCAACTGATTCTAAAGAAAAATCAGTTAAAAACGCTGTACGTGAATTTGTGGCTGACGCACTTGATGAATTACGTCGTCAGTTAGATTCACAGATGATGCAATCTGGAACTGGTCAGATTGGTATCGTTGATGTCGTAACAGTAGGTGCTGGATTTGATACATATGATTTGGATAATGTTGTTGGCGCACGACTTGTGCGTTATGGACAAACAGTTCAAGTCTTCTCTGCCAGCTTAGCTACACTACGTGGGTCTGGTGTTATTTCATTCTTAGATGTAAATAACAATCAGATTCAGGTTACACCTAACGTAGCTGGTGCGATAGCAACGGATGTGTTAGTTACAAGTGGTATTAGTTCACCTGCAAGTCTACCCGGTATTTATGGTGTTCCATATCATCATTCTAATGCATCTACAGGAACTTGGCTTGGTTTTAGTCGAGCTAATACTCCTGAAATTCGTGCAAATCGTGTAAACGCTGGAGGCGCAGCTTTCAGTTTACCACTACCAAGACTGGCTATTAATCAGATTGGTAATCGAGTAGGGATTAAGAATTCATTTAATCCTAAAGCATGGCAACATCCTGCACAGAAACAGGCATATGAAGATGTTGGACAGGGCATTACATTTATTCAGAAAAACGGAGCTAAACCAGATAGTTTAGACCTGTTTTATGATAAAATGACAATGGCAGGTGCAACTACTTCAGAATCCTATTCATGGCCGAAAGATAGGATTGATTTTATTAGTGATGATGTATGGGGACGTGGTGAAACATTACCCATTGGATTCTACAAAACGGATGGACGTAATATTTTTGAAATCCGTGGCCCAAGTGGTGGTGTAGCTACCGCAGAAATCTTCTATATGGTATGGGGTGGGCAGTTCTTTGTGAATAATCCTGCTGCATGTTCATATATTGATAATCTGCAAATTCCAACTGGTTATTAGGAGATTATCAAATGCCTGCTGTTAAGACGCTTCAAGTAACTGTAACGGGAACTGCTGGACCTGGAAATGCATTAACGTCAGCAGTATTCACAAACCTTAGGTCATTTAAGGTTGATATTGATAATATGTTGGAGTTGATTGACAATAATGGAAAAGTTACTAACGTGTCCATTGCTGCCGCCGCAACTCTAGTTACAACTATTACTGGTGGTAACTACGTGGTTGTAGTTGCTAATTAAGTCTGGAGATTATAATGAGTGACTTAAATCACCAGCAATTTAGTACTGTTCAAAGTGTGGCACAACCACTTCCTACTACGTTAGCAAGTGCTGCAACACTTACACCTACTACTAAGTTTACCAGAGTTACTGGTACAACTAAAATTACCACAATTGTTCCACCTGTTAGTGGATATTGTGAATTAACGCTGGTATTTACATCTGCGTATGCAGATGCATTAGACACTGGTGTAGTTACGAAAGGTGGCATAGCAGTTAAATATACTTCAGTCATAGACCGACCGATTGATGTATGTTTTGACCCACGTACTGGATTGTGGTATCCAAAGGCGGTTGTTTAATTAATATTTGGGGGAGGGTATATAAAATTACTCTCCCCCAACTTAATAGGGTAAATAGAGATGGAAGCAACAATTATTCACGAACGCTCAGAACCTGAAGCACAGCTTCGTGAAATGTATAATGTACGTTTAAAAGAAGCGTATGGAATTGATACTCTATCAGGTTTACCAATGTGGCGAATAGCATGGGGTCCATCTCAATTTGCTAAGCAATTTGGAACATACCGTGATTTTACTGAATCAGGATTATTTATTCGTGAAGTAACTGAAGTTAGAGAAGTTCCTAAATATGATTATTTAAATGATTTGTATTTATTAGAATTATTACAAGTTATTCCCACGGCTAATGAGGCTCAAATGGTTGGGGCGAATTTAAGTTATGAGTGTATTCATCCTTACATGCATAAAGTAAATCAAACCTATTTACCCCCAAATTGGGCATTTACAGAATGGGTTATTGATTGTTATTATGCAGCAAAGGGACAAAAATCCCTTCGGAAATATGTGGAAGATGATGTAGATGTGCCTGCTCATTTACGTGGTATTGAAGCAAAACGTAAACGAGTGGATGAGATTTATAGATATTTGTATGGAAATGAAACGCGTACGACGGATGCATTAGCTTATGGTTCAGGTGTTGTAGTTCCAAATAAACAATTCGGTAATTCCGAACAAAAGGATTAAACAAAATGGCAAGCCCACAGCATATTTTCGCTCCTAATAATAAAAGAATTATTCGTTCTGAACCAAATGAGTATGATAAGGCTACTATAGTTAGTGTTTATCCTCGCGCACTTCATGAGATTAAACCTACAATCTTTCCATCTGTGTTTAAGATTCCAGCAGGTACAATCACTAAACCTACGATCGTAATAGTTGGACCATCTAGTTGGTTTAGAGATATGGGCGAAGATATGCCTGCTATTGAAATTCCAAACAATGCAGTTCAAGTAGCTAACTCTATAGTAACTGATTATTGCAATGGAATGTTAGAAGTTGATAAAAATGCGGGACCGGGCATATTCTTTATTCCAGGTGAATGGGTTTTAGATGAGATTCAAAAGAAGTACAAGGATGCATTCTTAAGTTCTATTACTAAACAGACTAAATGGTATCGACGTTTAGTTGATTTAGCAGATAAGGATTGGGCACAATCTAATGGTAATCCGAAGTTTATTAATGAACTTCAAAAACTTGCAGCGGCTGAATTAGGAGTTAAGGATAAAGATTGGATGCGTTCCACAGTCGCAGCAGAAATGATTAAATGTGTTGCATGTGGAAACTTACGTAATCCATCATTTCCTGTCTGTGGACATTGTAATAGAGTTATTGATGCTGAGTTGTTTAAAAAACTTGGTGTTAAAGAATCTGCATCTAATGCAATTGCATAGTTAAGATTAGGAATAAAGAATGGCATCTCCAGACCTTACAGCAGCACAAGTTATGGATGCAGCAGCCGCGAGACTGAATGATGTATCTAAAACTATATATACATATACCATTCAAATTCCTTTTCTTAATATTGCTCTCCGAGAACTTCAAGAGTTATTTGAGCTTAATAATGTTCCTGTAACAGATGAAACTTCTGCTGTAATTAATGTTCCATCTGCTGCTGTTGGAGTTGTAGAAATAGGTTATACAGGTGTTGCGGGAAGAATACTTCCTAGTGATTTAATCGAACTTAAAGTAGTATGGCAATCTACAGAGGGATTAAATCAATTTACACGGTTAAGCCCGTTAGATTATCTTCCACCATTGAATACTCAAATATCTAGTTTTAATTATTATCAATGGGCAGACCAGAAACTTCGTTTATTAGCTGCAAACGCAGATAATGATTTAAAATTAGAATATATAAAGTCATTATTTGCAGTTGTAACAGTTAGTACTGCACAATTAAATATTACAAATGGATTTAGTTATTTGTCTAATAGAGTAGCATCGTTAATAGCTAATGATATTGAAGAAGATGAACAACGTGCTGCTGATTTATTAACTGATGGATTGAATGGTTTAGATAGAGCGTTAGGAATTACAACTAAAGGGAGGCAGAAGATACAAACACGTAGATTACCTTTCAGAGCTGGATATAAATCTAGAAATAGCATGGTAAGATAACTCTGGCATGGGGATTTTCATGCTGGTTTGGTAATGTCAGACTGGAGTATACAATGTCAGCACAACCTGGACTTTGGCAACAACTTAGGCAAGATAATCACGATTTAGCTATTAGTTCAAATAGATTAGGTTCTATTGGTAGAACTTTCTTTCTATTTCCTCAAGGTGGTGGGCCACGAGGTGCATTTACCACTTTAACTAATGGAATCTTTAATCATCTTCGTTCACGCGATGTGATTATTTTAGGTGGGGTATTACGTGAACAGGCTGTTGCACCTTTAGATGTATATGATGTTAGTATTATTGGTGCAGCAAATCAACCTAGACAGTCTACATCTGGTGGAGCACCTACAGGTGGTGGAGCATGTTGGTTAGCTCCTACTTCACCTGTAGCAACTACTCCATTAATTGAATTACGCGCACAGGGATGGGAATTTAGTAATATCGAATTTACTCCTGTTAATGCATCAGCCGCTGTTAGATTAACGCGTTCAGCATCAGTAGATACAATTGATGCTTCACATGCTAGATTCAGTGGATGTTATTTCGCTGCTAATGGTGGAACTACACAAATTGGTATTGAAGATAATGGTGGAGCTAGCAGAGTAACTATTGATGATTGCAGATTTGAAGGATTAACCGGAACTGCAATCTTAGGATTAAACACTGCTGCTGCTGTTCCATTAGGTTGGCGTGTTAGAAGGAATCTATTCTTACGAAATACTAATGCGATTGCCATGTCTTCAAGTCAAGGTCTCTTTGAATCAAATACAATTAATCAGGCTGCGGATGATGCAAATAACAAAGTTAATCTTGTTTCAGTTGCTGCTCAGGGGGATTTAAATAGAGTATTATATAATGTATTCTCAGATTTAGCTGCAAATGTAACAATTGCTAAAGGTTATAAGCCGGGCACAACTGATGTTTGGCGTAATTATGTAACTGATGTTGCAGCTTACGTTGTTACTGTTCCTGCTTAATATAATAGGAGGATAGATTATTTGAGGAAAATTAACAGTCTTTAAATTGCAATGGATAAGGTGGGATAGCTTTAAACGACACAGGCGGCTATCCCACCCTTTTTAAAATAAAGATTATGAGTTTACGTTCACACGAACCAATAGTAATTGATGATTTTAAGGGACTTTATCAGCGAGGAGATGCTGATGATGTTCCTTTAGACCACTTTACTTCGTCTCAAAATTTACGACATATCAGTAAATCAATTACTGTTCGTCCGGGTATTGGAATTTCTCAAGACGTAGTTGCCCCATTATTAAATATTAAACGTATTTATAATTATCCAACTCAAACAGCAAATACTTTAATAATTCTAGCTGAAAATGATACAGGTGAAGGTGAAATATATCATTTTATTAATTCAGGTTTAGTATATGGCCCAATATTAACTGTCCCAACTATGACAGACTTCGCGTTTGTATCATATGCAGGGAGAGGCTACATTAGTCCATTTACTACATTTACTACAGGCCAAATTAGTATTCAAAAAGGTATTCAGAATGAAAAGTTATATGTGTATGCGGGTGATGGAACAAATGCTAGGGCGGCCGCTGGTTCCACACCTGCTGGAACTTTATCAATAGCTAATGGTGCAGCTGGTTTTACAGACCCCGGATTTCATTCCTTTGGAGTAGTTGGAGAATCGAATTCAGGATTTTTAAGTGAAATCTTTGCAGTTAATACTTTTACTACAGTAGCGAATCTATCTGTATCATTTGGAACTGTTCCTGTATTAATTGGAGCACAATGGACTAAAAGACATATTGTTGCCACTAAAAAGATTGTAAGTTATAATGGCGATAATATGGGATATCAATTCTTCTTTATTCCGGGTGCAACAATTAATGATAATACAACGATATTTTTAAATAATGTATCTTTTTTTGATGCAGATTTATTAGCAGATGCCTCGCATTTAATTGATAATTTTGCTACAATTCCAGCCGGTGCAGCTCTTAGTTTTTACCATGATAGGCTCTGCCTTTCCACAACCTTTGATGATATAAGTATAATCCTTATTTCAGCCCCTGGAGAACCCGAAGCAATATCAGAAATTGATGGATTGATTATCGTTCCTCTAGATGGTAATCCAATAACTAATCATCAAGAGTTGCGTGATGTAATGTATGTGACAAAGAGAGCTAGGACAGTATCATATGTTGATAATGGTGAAGAACCTGCATCATGGCCTATGACTATTGTAGATAATGGATTAGGTTGTCCTGTTCATGGAATAGCTACAGTATTAGATACAGGTGCTAGTAGTATTGATTTTTTAATTATAACTACATTTGCAGGAGTTACAGTATTTAATGGTAGGTATATTACACCAGAATTAAGTTGGAAGATTCAGGATTTATGGTTTAATCAAGATAGAAATTTATTTAATGAAATTCAAATAATTAATGCATCTATTCAAAAATGGTTAATGGTTATTCTTCCAGATGGTAGACTCCTGGTAGGTGATTATTCAAATGGAATGGACCCCAAAAATTTGAAATGGGAACCCTGGCAATTTATGGTGAAAGTTAATACAATTGCTATTTGGAATATTGATACAATTATTATTGGTTCTCCTATTACTACAGAGTTAATGTAATGCCATCAAGAACATTTAATCAATTAGATTTAACTAATATTGTTCAGGGCTATTTGGCTGGGCCTTTTGCAACTAATTCTTCTAATAATTTTATTAATACTAATTTTGGTAGTTTTCAATGGAATGGAGTTGGTAGTGATGGAAATCCAATAGGGGGTGGAACTAGTGTATTTTTTACTTATCAGAAAACTGCTGACTTAGATTTTACTCCATTATCTCGTCCAATTCCTGAAAGTGCTCTTATTACTGAAGTTAGAACAAGAATAGAACGAGTTATTAATGTTAATGCTGATGCTATTGGTGGCCCTCCTGCACCAGCATGTAGTGTTACATTAAAACTTACAATCGTATGTTCTGGTAATCAATTATATGATACTGATGAAACTTTTGTTGGAACAGACTCAGTTGACCATTTATGGTTTGAGGCTGTATTAGGCTCGGAAGAAGATATTATTAATGATTTTAGTGATGCTCCAATAAGTGTAGCAACTTTACAAGCAACATTTGGAAACCCATCATTTTTAATTACTGCTACTAATCCAGGATTTAGTTCAGGATTTGCCGCAGGAGGTAGTTCAACTTGTGATTTTGGGTTGGAAATTCGGAATTGGGAAATTAAAGTTACATGGATGGAACAATATGTTTGGGGTATTCCCCAAGACCCTTCAGAACCAATAAATGAAGGTTCAACTGTTACATTAACATCTCCATTACCAGCAGATGTAGTATTACCACAAGAATCAGTAGATTTTGAAGATGTAACTCAAGTTGATATTTTAGTTCCAGATTATACTGTTCCCGGCACATTCATTACTGTTAATGTTCCTGTATGGACTGTAGTATCTGCAAGACGTATAACATTTATAATGCCATCATGGGTTGGTAATTTACCAACAGTAGTAAGGGTTCGATTAACTTCAACTCAATTTACTGGAACTGTTGAAAGACAGATATATACAATATTATTTGTATCAGCATCTGGAATTTATGAATTAGTTCCTGATAAAACATCCGATACATTGTATATTGAGTTAGAACCAGGTGAAACTATTGATGTAAAAATACCTAATCCATTTGGTAAGTCTGGTTATTTTGGTAAATAATAATGGCTAAAAATGAAAATGAAGGATTAATTCATCACTGTGTTGGTGTTAGATACAGAGTGCGTGGTGTGGGTAATTTAAGAACTACTTTATTCAATTTTGATGAAGTTGATTCAAGTGAATTATTTCCAATTCCCATGACTGAAACTGCTCCTAAATTACCCTTTGTATTAGCTAATTTTAATAGTCAAGGAATGCAAGTTGAATTTAAGATTTCCGAGATTGAAGAAACTTTCATTATTAATAGAATTGTAGTATATATTAAACCATCTGCAACTGGTCATCCATTGTAATGGCTATTCAAAGTAATAAGATTGACCGTCTAAAATCACAGCTTTTAACATCTGGATTATCTCAGAAGGATAGTCCTTTATACCAAGTTATTAATCAATTAATTGATGCAACAAAAGAATTAATAGATGAATTTAATAATATTGATAATTCTTCAAATGTAACTAATATATCTGGGTCTAGTAGTGTATCTGGCCCTCCTGGTATGATGGGATTACCCGGAATGGCTGGAAGTATTGGGCCACCCGGAGCAAGTGGAGATACAGGCCCACAAGGGCCAATTACTTTAGGCCCAATGGGAATGAATGGATTAGATGGATTACAAGGAATGTCAATACCGGGAAATCAAGGTGTTCAAGGAATTCAAGGTATTGATGGGCCACAAGGCCCAATAACACAAGGGCCGATGGGATTAAATGGTCGAGATGGATTAATGGGAATGTCAATTCCAGGCCCTTTGGGGCCAACTGGCCCAACAGGAAGTAATGCGCCATTAGTATTATTAGCTAAAACTGCTCCACAAACTATTAACGCTGGTGCTGGAGTTTTTGTAGATATTACAGATTTAACATTTCCTGTTCTTAATGGTTTTACTTATTCATTTAAATTTCATATTGTATGGCAATCTGCGGCTACAGGAACTGGATGGAAAACATCAGTTAATTGTCCAACGGGAACATTAAACTTTTTTACAACACTACAGACAGTTGCTAATTCTGCAACTGTTGGTGTTTCAACTTGGTTACATAAACATTCTGTAACTCGTGATGATTTGACTACTTTAACTTCAACTATTACGGCTGGTGTAGATTTAGTTGTTATAGTTGAAGGACGTTATTTATGCACAGCTGATGGAACATTTGCAGTTAGATTTGCGAATGAATTAGCAGCTAATACAGACATTGTAGTTCAAGAAGGTAGTTGGGGAATGTATTGGCAGCAATAATAGGAAAAACCCATGACAATAAGAAGTTTAGCTGGCCCAGTAGCATTAGCAAATGGAACATATGTTACAAATATTTATAATCCATTTTCGGCTAATATTTATGGTGTTATAACTCGTATTCATATTGCTAATACTACTGCTGGTGCATTAACATTTCGTTTGTATAAAGGCATTACTGCTGGTAATGTTGCTGGAACAGAGTTATATTACAATGTATCTATTCCTGCTAATGTTGCTGTTGATTATTATATGCAAGATAGATTTGAATCAACTGATTTCTTAGTTGGTGGTGCGTCTGGAGCTGGATTAACCATCAAAGTAGATGGTATGGAAGCAGTAAAATGATAGGTAAATCACTTCATATAACTTGGGATGAATTAGCTTGTAGAGACGGAACTGCATATCCATCATCATTTAAATTAGATGGACGTGTCATAGAATTAGTAGTTATGTTTGAACGTATTCGTGCAATTTGGGATTCATCCATAATTATTAATTCAGCTTATCGCACAGTAGCTTATAATAAATCTATTGGGGGAGCATCTAAATCCCAACATTTAGAAGGAAAAGCATTAGATTTACAACCACCTAAGGGAATTACAGTAGTAGACTTTTATAATACATTAAAATCTAATTACAAAGAATTAGGAATTAGAGGATTAGGTAAATATTCAACATTTATTCATTGTGACATTCGTGATTCAATTGAACTTGTTACATGGAGAGGATAATGCCTAATATACCTATTGCACCTGATTTTTGGCAGTTTCTCGCAAGTATGGGAGTTGGGGGAGTATTAGCAGCATATGCATTTTATATTAATAATAAGAATCAAACAGAACATACAGAAGTAATTAAAGGGTATCATGAAGTCGAACAAGGTAGAACTGAAATGTTAGTAGGAATAATTAAAGAAAATACAGTTTGTACTTCAACAAATAATAGTTTATTAGATGCACTTCATAGACGATTAGATAGAGACGAATATGAAAGAAAGAATGGAATAAAATAATGATACCTACACAGCTTAAAAAATTATGTGATAAATTCTTTGATGATAATGCTCATGATTTTGATATGGCAACTAATGAAGGTTGTGGTGAATATATGGAACTTTTAGTTCCATTTTGTCAAGCACATAGTTTCGCTGAGGTTGGTCATTTACGGAAGAATCCTAGTCAGACTCAATATAATGGACATGCGAATGACGCAATCGCATATGATTTAGGAAATAATTTAACCCATGCTGTAGATTGTATTGCAAATGCTGAACAACCACATCCTTGGGTTAGTGAAGGTGGAACTAATCCAGACCCCGCTAAGAATTTTGGTGAAGATACAATAAATGCATATAAGACAGATACGGATTGGTTGGAAAAACCTAATGACGAAGGCGGAGAACATGATATGACTGTTCCATATGTCCCATATGATGAAAAAGGATTTCAACGATTAAAGAATATGTTAGCACATGATTACGCTCGTAGACCTCAAGGAGCAGACTTTGATGTGAGTATATGGGCTGGCCGTTATTTCCATAATTGCTATATGGGTCCAGAGGGAATTCCTCTTGGAGAACAAGCTGCGTTAGAACGTATTAAACCAGAATTATGTGCAGCACTTGGAATTCCAGTAGATAATTATTATGGAACCTAATATAAATATATTAGCAAATTTAAATAAATATGTTAAAGAAGAATTAGCTTCTGAGTCTATTCCTCTTGATTCTAAATATGTATTAATTGGAACTGTGGATAATAATGGAGCTAAAGTAATAGCTGCTGTTAATATTCGTAACACTGATAAAATTAATACAAAAATAGCTGCTATATGGGAACACGATTGGGATGGAGATGATACAGTAGGAATGAAAGTAATATTTGTAGGTAAATAATTATGGCAACCCCGAAAGAAATAGGTTTACGTCCACAACCTCAATACGGAGGAAGTAGTCCCATTCGTTCTGTATATGATGCAGCTGTAGAACAGCAAGCAGGTGATTATGATGATATTATGGGGGGTTATTCTTCATTAGCTGAACGGGCGCGTTCAGGAGCTGGAAATAATCCTATTCAATTTAATCCGATAACACCTAGTACTAGACAATTTATTCAGGGACAGGGTTATAATCGTTCTCAAGATTTAGGAAAATTAATTGGAGACTTACAAGGTTTTTCAACTACAGGTGGATATTCGGACGATGATGTATCAAGTATTCGTGAGCGTGGACTTTCACCTATACGAGCAATTTATGCAAATGCTCAACGTGATGCAAATAGACAGAAAAATTTATCAGGAGGTTATTCTCCAAATGCAGGAGCTGTTAATGCTAAAATGGCGAGAGAGCAAAGTTCATTATTAGGAGATGCTTCTACTAAAATTAATGCACAAGTTGCACAAATGATTCAATCTGGTAAATTAGCTGGTTATAATCAATTATCTCCATTATTGGGGCGTGAAAATGATTTAATAAATCAAATTACGCAGAGAAATACAGATGCACAACGAGATGTAGATTTATGGAATGCCGGTGAAACTAATCGTGCTAATGAATTTAATACAAATATGGGGCAGCGTACACAGGAATTTAATGCTAATCAAAATAATCAAAATGATGCATTAGAATTATCGTCATTACAAGGTAAACAGAGTTTATATGGAACTACTCCGGCATTAACTAGTATGTTCGGTAATCAAGTATTACAAAATAATCAACAAAATATGCAAGCTGTTCAAACTGCTAATCAAATTAAAAATCAACGTGCGGGGATTGGTTTGAATATTGTGAATCAGGCTCAACAGAATAATGCTGGTCGTGGTGGCGTTCAAGCTAGAGCTTATTAGGTTCTGAAAGAATATATGTCATTTGTATCTAATTTAAGAATGCGTAATCAATTTCCTGTTAATTCAGATTTAGGGTCTGCTCGAATTGATTTAAGTGGGCGTGACCCTATGTATGAAATTATTGATGCATACAATGCCCAAAGACAACAAGAACAACAAATGCAACCTATGAGTGGATTACGACAGGTTGCTAATGCTGGAGTTAATAAACAACCATCTATGCAACCTGAACCTTTACAATTTGGGGGCGTAACTGGTCAATCTAACCCCGGAGCTGATATATTAGCTCGTAGTTCTAGAGATGCTGAACGTATTTATGAAAGTTACAAGAAACCTTTAAATGAAGGAATTGAACCTGCATCTCCTTCTAATGATGAACGTGCTTTAGATAGTTACTATAGACGGAGGAATGCAGAAACAACTACAAAGGCTAATGCTGATATTGCATCCGATAGACGACGTATAGCTCAGCAGAATGCAGATGCTAGAGGTTGGAAAACTGTAACAGTTACTGACCCTAATGACCCTACTAAACAAGTTAATTACAGACATAATGAAGTTACCGGTGAAACTAGAGCTATTGAATTACCTGGATTAATTACACGTATGGGGTCTGGAAAGGATATGCAGGCTAAAATAGATGCTGATAAATTAAAACAAACTCAACGAGGGGTTATAAAACAGAAGGCTGAAGATACATTAGACCGAATGACTGAATTATTAGATGTTAATGACCAGTTAACTCCAGAAGCTGCTAGAGCTGTAGGTAAATCTAGTGTTGGAAACTGGATTCCCACAACTATGGGATATTCGGGTAGTTTTAAAATTCAAAGATTAGCAAGTGAACAGCTTTTGGGTTTAATTGGAGAAATGAAAGCTCAATCTAGAACTGGTGCAACTGGATTTGGTCAAATGAATCTTAAAGAATTAGCAGTACTAGAAAAAGCAGCGTCTATGCTTAATACTGGCTTAGATGAAGAAACTTTTAGACAACAACTTGCTGATATTAGAGAAAAATTAAGGCGAGTTCTAATGGAACCTTCTGGAAATAATTCTGAAGAACGAATTCAAGTTAGAAATATAGCAACTGGACAAACTGGAACTGTTTCTGCTAGTAAATTTGACCCCACTAAATATGAACGGGTTCAATAATCATGGCTCAACAACAATTTACACGACCTAAAATTCAGATTGAAGATGATGATTTTATTCCGGATAATGATAATTTTGAACAGGATGATGATTTTATTCCGGATTCAAATGATGTTACTGATGAAGCTAAATTTAGAAATTGGTATAGTCAGAAATCTAAAGATTATAATTTGAATCCGGACCCATCAGGCCAATTTTATGATTATAGGTCTGCATTTAAAGAAGGTGCGGAACCAAATGAATCTGGACATTGGCCTTCAAAATTTAAACAACCCGGCCATCCTAATGAATTTGCAGGTGGGTATAGTACTATTACAGGTGAACCTAATAGAAATCAACGTCAAGAAACTGATGTTAATAAATTAGTTGAAATGGGTTATGACCCTGATACTGCTGCACAATTGGTCGAAAAGAATACATATAAAGGCCCAGATACATATTGGGGCGGATTTAGAAATTCTTTAACTTCAGGTGAAGCTATTAAAACTGGGGGAAAGGCAGCACTGGGATATTTAAAAGGTGCAACTATTGATATTCCTGAATCTATTATAGGAGCAGTTGAATCAGTCTGGAATTTAGCAAAAGATATTGTTCCTATCCCTGGAAATCGTATTCTTGATAGAATCAAATCTATTCCTTCTGGTATCTCTAATATGTATGAAGGAATTAAAGATATTACTGCGGAGTCTGGTAGTCATCCTGAAGAATTTGGTAGAATGTTAGGTCAGATTACTGGACAACCATTAGTTACTGCTGGAATAACTAAAGGTACGCCATCTGCTATTCGTGGTACTGGTGCGTCCGTGGAATTAGCTGGACGAGTAATGCGAAAGTATGCTCCTATTTCTGGTACAATTCCTAGATTAATGGAGCCTAGAATTGCTAGAACTATTGAACGTGGAATTGGTGGAATGATTGAACGTGGCGGACAGAGAATGCGTAAGTTTGGATTAAATAAAATTCCTGTCATACAAGGAGAAGTTGTTAATCCCGTAGAAGAACCTTCATTTTATGAGGTTGAACCTAAACAATTAGGACCATCTATAGCAGACCAAGTAGTTCCAGAACCTCCAATTAAACCACGTAGAATATCAGCAATTAATGATGTAGATGGGAAAACACGTAAACGTAATGTAAGGGCAAATAGAGATGGAACATTTACAGATTTGAAAACGGGCGATTTATTAAATGATGAGGGGAATAGAATTGTTAAAATTGATGATAAGGATGTTGTTCCTGAATCTCCAGAGTCTTTAACAGACCAGATTCTCGGTCCTGATGTTGAATTAAATCGTAATTCTAAATTCTTTAATAAAAATTCAGTAGTTGAGGGAGAATTTCCTTTTAAGTCTAATCCTGATATTATGCTTACTAAGGATGGAAGTTACATTAATTTACGAACAGGGGAAGAAATTCCTAATCCAAATAAACCACTAATGGCTCGTTCCGAAAAGGGTGGTATTAAAATTGGTGTTAATGTTACCAAAGCAACTGGAGAATTAACTACAGGTTATTCTAAACCATTACCTGCAATTATGGTTAGAGAAGCATTACAGAATGCTATTGATGCTGTTAGACCAATTAAAAATAAAGGTCAAATAAACGTTGATATTTCTACAGATGGATTTCTTGTAAAAGATAATGGTCCGGGGTTAACGCGAGAACAATTAGAAACAGTATTCTCAGATTTACATTCTTCTGGTAAGGTTAATGAAGGTGCTGCTACAGGTGGTAAAGGTATTGGTAAAGCTACTTATATGTTGGGGGGAGAACATTTTGAAGTAAGTACTGTTGCTATGGAAGGTGGAAAAAGAGTTAAATATACAATAAAGGGAACTCCTGAGGAATTCGCAGAGCATGTAGATATTCAAACAGAAATTGTTAATGAAACTGTGCCTTTAGGCACCACTATTCAAACTAAATTTAAACCTGGACAAGAAAATTATGATGCTAACGATATGTTACAGAAAATCGCAAAGCATTCAAGAGGAATTGAATCTAATCTTATTGGAAAATTTGATTATAGTTCTATTCATAAGACAAAGCGATTTACACAGTCATCAACCGATAAAATAATTGGAACTGTTAATATTGATGGAAATGATGTTACTATTGCAATTCCTAAGGAATTTGAAAAATTACAGCCTCGGTCATCAATTAATGTACATGTTCTTAACAATGGTATGTATCAATATAGTGACCATCATTGGTTAGGTTCGGACGAAGTTCCTAATATGCCTTCAGATTTAGTAGTTGATATTAAACCTACCGCTATGGAAGGAACAGATAAATATCCATTTCCTACTCAACGTGAATCAGTTAAAACACATATTAAAGAAGCTCTTACTAATGTAATTAATGACCGATTAGTTAATCCTGAAAAGCAGGGGCGTAAACAAAAATTAACAGAATTATATAATGCAATGCATGTATTGAATCCTACCGAAAATACTATTCGGAAAACAGTATTTTATGACCCCGGTGCTAGATTAACGCCAGATGAATTAACTATATTTCAGGCTAGTAAAGTTATTGAAGTTTTATCGAGAGTAGCTGATGGTGCTATTGATGATATTTTAAAATCTCTTGGTCAAAAGGAATGGAGTGAACGATTAGAGAATGTAGGTATTGTATTGGACCCCAATATGAATGGAGTTCATATTCCTAATCCACAAACAGGTAAATCGACTATTTTATTAAATCCATTTGAACATATTAAAACATCAAATCCAGTTGATGCTGCATTAGAAACAATGACTACAGCATTACATGAAGTAGCTCATATTGGAATAGATATTCCCCCTAGTTCTGGAAAAATCTCAGTAGGAGAACTAAATGACCCCCGTATTGGAAAATATTTACAGACATATTTAGAACAGGTAGCAAATCATGGCGGCTTAGATATGGGTCATGGTATGGGTTTCGTTAAAAGATTAGGACTTATTTATGAAAAGTTTGGACCAAAAAAAACCTTCCAACATGCAGACCAGATTTTCGCCCTCTATACAGACAAGTCTGGGAGATACAGTTCAGAGATTCAGGAATTATTACATATCTATCAAAAATCAAGGGGGAGAGCGGCTGTTACAGAAGACTTTCTTAGCGGAACGGGCGTCAAGTCAAAAGTTACCCCCAAAAGAGAAGGAAATGTTTTTACAAGTAATAAACCAAATGGAACACGAACTTCTGGATTAAAACCATCCAAACTGGTAGACCAAATTCTTAAGGATGATATAGAATTAACTCGTAAACCTCGTCAGTCTTTTAATTGAGATTGGAATTTCATCTAAAAAATGATTCAATAAAAATTCATATCAACTAATTTATTATCAGTCTCTATATCAAAATAGAATACTGGCATATCTAATTCTAAAGCTATTTTAAGTTCATTTCTAGCACCCCTAGATTGGCACCATCCTTTTAATAGTATGATAGCTCCACATTCCATCATATTTTTAATATCTGCCCGTAAATAATCTGTATATGCCCAATCTGAATGAGTAGAATTTTCTTCGATTGGATTAATAATATTTAATCGTGAAACATTACGTAGAAATTGAGTTGCCAATTCCATATTATAAATATTATCTTCTTTTTTACCAGTAGTATCTATTGGACCACATAAATAATATTTCATAATTTTAACAATCTCTCAATTACGTCTGATGACGTATGACCATCCCATTCAAACATTCTATTTAATGCCATAATATTAAATTTATCCCACCATTCTATCGGTAAGTGGTAACTTATCTGTTCTATTGTTGTATCTAATTTATGTATAATCATCATGACAATAAACCATCCATAAAATGATGTACCATCAGGATGTAATTTAGATTTATAACATGTCACATTACATCCGAGTGGAGTTTTATATCCATCATATACTTTAACTAAAGCACAAAATAGTGCATAGCGGTGTTCATATAATTCTGTCATTGTATGATATCCGTCTGATACTTCCAATGTACTATTTTCACTTTGATAAACTATTAATTTATTCATGATGGCCTAAACTCCATTCTCGCTATTGCGGACATAGTATATACAGCTTCCAAAGTCCCCTTAGAGGACTTTATCATAATAGTTTTATCTTGACTTGATGCAATATGGGGCCAGCAATCTGGATATTCTAGTGCATCTTCACCTTTAGTTTTACCTTTTGGCCAAATTTTAGTCATCATTTATTTACCCACATTTCTCACAAAATTGGTCCGACGGGCGCGAATCGAACGCGCATGACTTTTAAAGGTCGTGAGATTTTAAGTCTCATGTGTATACCAATTCCACCACCGTCGGTTTCTATGTTATTTTTCTTTAATATTCTCCTGAAAAGAACCTTCTTGTTTAAGATTTTCATTTATTAGTTTAATTTGTAGGAGAGTTATATTTCTTAATCCAAAATTGAGATTATTAAACCATTTTAATGCTTCATTTATGTTATTAGCATTAATAATTACAGCTCCTGTATTTGGTTTATCACAATCTAATTCCCAATAAACTTGATATCTTGGAACTACTTGCATCATTTTAACTCCTCCAATAAATAATTCAACTGAAATCCAGCAGCATTCCTATGTCCACCACCCCCAAACAATTTAGCAACAGTAGATACATCAAAATCGCCAATAGAACGTAATCCATACTGATACATACCATCAGCTCTTTTAAACCAATATAGAGAGAATGCAGATAGTGGATAAAGTTTAAGTAGATGAGCTAATACTTCAGAACAATCCACTTGGCAGATGTTTACTGTTGGGATTTTAGACCACGAATGTTCTTTAACATCACCAAATTTATCACTTAATTTTTCAAATTTTAAAATATCAACAAAATAAACATTCTTACAAACCTCTCGAACATACTGTTCTGTCTTTGCAATAGCAATAATACCATTTTTCTCAGCAGTATCTACAGTCATATGTTCTTCAATTAAATCCCACACTTTAAAATCAAATTCTAAAACTGAAATATAAGCATTGATTATATCAGATGATGGTAATTTCTTAGCCCACAAATCTCTATCTTCTACATAATCAACAATCCAAGGTCTTGGTTGAGATGGGAAAAAGTAGTCCCATGTTAGACCTGCGCCTGAACGATTATTATCAAAACTAAATTGTAATGCACCTTCTACACCTATATCATTATTTGGTTCAGAACATTTACGAAGGTAATCAACAAATGGCTGTGCAGTTTTGTGATGGTCAATCCAATGCACACTATTAGAATTTTTAATTATTTGTTTCATCACTTCAAGAGGATAACAAAAATCTAATATTATTACATTTTTATCTTTAACATCAGGAGGTTCTTGGCCATAGAAGCCGGGGTGATATTCTACTCCATTAAAATAACCAAATTTACCTTTATCATTATCTGGCTGTTTTTTAATAACTTCATTTATTTGTGAATTATAATACTTATTATAAACCCAAGCCGCACAAAATCCATCTCTACATCCACCATGATAAATTACTATTGTCTTATTCATTTTATTTCCCTAAATCCTTGTAAAACTTCAGCTACATTAACTGTGCAGCTTTGGTCAAAAAATTCATAATTCTTTTCTAGTGCAATTAATTCTGCTTCTTTTCTGTCTTTAGCTGTAATAAATACATCTACAAACCGAATTGAACCCTTTTCAAATGGAATATATGTGAATTTAAATAAAGTTATTAATTCTATATCCATATTAATCCTTCAAATTAAATTCAGTTTCAGTAATTCGGGCGCACTTACTCGCTCGTGGACCTTTAGCACCTTCTGTTAATTCAAACTCTACATATATCTTACCAACTTCAAACTGCTTAATCATCTGAGTCCAATCTCCATAATAATCATTTCTGTGCAAGAAGATGTTATCCATATTTGTTATTGAACGAATAAATGCGAATGGTTTATTTGGGGGTAGATTTCGTATGTGACCTTTCATTAGTATTTCTTCCCTTCTTTCGTCTAATGTTATGGTTTCTTATTTCCTTTTCCTGCTAAATATTCTTTAAGTTGAATAACCTGTGTATCCGGCATCTTATAGATTACTGTATCACCTTGATTCTGTGTTAATATCATACCACTTGCATGAAAAGCCTGCATAATTTGGTCTAATTCTTCAGTTCCGGAATAATGCATATAAAATTTCTTACTTAGCATAGCTCTAGTTATTGCATGATTCTCTCTTACTATTAATAATTCATTTATGATTAACCCCTTTAAGTGCGAAGCAGTCGATAAACCTGAACGTCCCATTGTAGTCTTACGCACATTTCCAAGTAATTGCTCACATATTCTTATAGCTTCAGTCATAGCTGATGCTGTTATTTCAAGTTTACAATGTTCACTTAAACTTAATAACATAGCAACTTTTAATACTGAATCGCCAAATCTATTTAAAGTACCTGTCTCATCTTTAATATCTTGTGCATCAACTAAATCGAGGAATACATCATACCAATTATCATATATTAATCCCGCTTCGCTAAAATAGATATCTCTACCATTTTTTATTTTTAGAATATTAAAATATTCATCTTGGCGTGTCGATGTAAGCGAACGGAATTCTCCTTTGAGTTTAGCTATTTCTTTTAAATAAACTGCTAATAATTTAGCATCTGGTTTAATTAATGGAGCTACAGTTAATGAGTTACGTTTATTTCGTTTAGATTCGTAAATAATAAATGTACGTGCAAAATATCCTCCCTGAATAACCGCCTTCGTAAAAAAATCCTCTGACATTGCTTCATTGGTTGCTCCCAACATAGTTATAGTAGGCGATTTTAGGCTGAATACTTCTTGTTTTAATAAAGATTTCCATTCTCCTTCATTATAATGTCTATCATATAAATCGGTTAATATTTTAGCTGCTACGGGGTCTTCCACTATACTTGACGATAGTTCACTACTACATATAAATACATTAGAATCTGCTTTAATACTTCCACCGGGATATGATTGACCTGTTCCCATATTTTTTAGAATAGCTTGTATTGAACTGCGTCCTTTAATAATTGATGTATTATTAACTTCTTTGACTAGTTTTTCTGCGAAATTAACAGGTGGCCCTTTCTTTAAACCTGATTCTGCATGGAACATTACATAAATATTAGGATAGAGTTTGTATAAATATCTATCCATCCATACGTTATCTTTTAATACTGCGGAAATTGCAGCTAAAGCACTCCATTTCCAAAAGCTCAGAGGAGATTCAAACTCTTTATGCACTTCAACGACTTCATCAACCCATGACATTTTAATACGACGGATTCTTATGTCTTAAATTAATTAAGATTCAGATTTTACAATATTTTCAATAATTACAACAGATTTAACAATAGTTATCATTAAAGCTTCACATATTGGACATTTAATTCCACCTATTTCATTTGTTTCAAATTGAACAGTACTATGGGTTGGATTTAAACAGATTATAGTTTTCCACGTTCTATCTTTATTAATTAAAGTCATGATTTAGGCCTTAATTCTTCTAATTTTTCAATTGCTTCAAATACTATTAGAGCTTCTTGAATTGCTATAACTAAATTATCTGCGATATCTTCAATTAATTCATCTAATATAACAATTTGTTGAACTGTAGATTTAATTTTTAATACAGAATTTAGTTTTTTAGTATTAATATCCATTTCTTTATTAAAACATTCATGAGCTTTATGGTCCTTAGTTTTATGGGCTTTAATTGCTTCTTCAAACCAATCATCTATTAAATTACGAATTTTAACGTATAATTCTCTATCGCCTTCATTTTTGATTTGCCAGAAGTCATTTATCATAATTCATCAACAAAATCTTTAAATTTACTAAATTCCTGATAGTTATTACCAATCTCGATTTCACAAGGTATTATTAATGTTGGTCTAGATAAATTACACGTTCTAAAATCAATGGGTCTTTCCATTTCTTGTTTAATTATTGGAACCCATTCTTTTAATTTTGAAGTTTTGATACAAAATAAGAGGGCGTCATGGCTTTCACAGACAATTTTAATTCTGGAAATTCGTTCTTTAATTCTGATTCCAGCCCCTTTTGTATTATCACTGATACTTCGTTGAGGTATGTATGAGAAAGCCTGCCTAAATAATTCATCTCCCCATCGTTCGTAGAATCTACGTCTACCACCAAACGGTGCGTCAAAGCCATAAGGTATCGGGGCATATAATGTCCTATCTCTTTCTAATTGTTTAATTATATCGTGTTGAAATACACCTTTTATATTTGGTTGTTTTCTGTGGAATATAAGGAGTGCTTGTTCCGCCGTAGTTTCTGTAATTGTAATATTAACTTTAAATTTTCTGGCGTCGGTATTAACTGATATCGCTGCTCTCTTTTTCCCAGCTCCCAAATGTCCAGCGTGTCTAAGAGTTTTTCCTGCAAATCTAATTGGATGCTCATAACCCAACACCTTCTTAGAATAATCAGATTCAGTACCCCCGAAAAACCAAGAAGCAGTAAGAGCATGGTAATCATGTGTATCTACATCCTCTAATGCTTGTTCATCATTAGCTAATCTAAATATAACTCTAGCTTCTGCCTGACTACTATCTGCTTGTACAAATACGTACGGGTCATCTGGGTCATCTGATTCGTCGGGAATATACTGTGAACGAACATCTTCTCCAATATCTCCATGTTTTGTCATTACCTGAAATGGTCTACCTAAACACTTATTCTTCTTTTTATTCTGTAAATCTCTTAATTCAATAGTTGGTCTAATAGGGGGTTCTTGTTGTCCAGTTTTTGAACGCCCAGTTTCTAAACAGGGAAAATATGTAGTTCGGACGCGCCCGTCAAAATCAGGCATAATCATAATTTCATTACTAATAGTTCTCTCAACTCTACGACCTTCCATAATTAGTTCGATAGTTTGTTTATGTTCTGAATTCTTTACTCCATTTTTACCAGTTAAATTTAATAAAGCTGTAAGTTCTTCTTCACCTGCACCACCACGGTCTGCATAACCATATGCACCAAATAATAACTCTGCTACTTGTTTAGGACTATTGTAATTAAGATGTATACCTGTTAATTTAAACAGTTTATATTTGATACTTTCAGACCATTTGATATATTTATGCAATAGGACTTCAGTTCTAACTTTATCTAATCTGAATCCTTGCTGTTCAATTCTTAAATAGAATTCGGGTAGTTTCATTAGAAAATTATAATAGTATTTATCTTGACCTATAAATTTAAGCTCGTCCTCTGTAACTTCATCAATTTCTTTAGTAACACAAGCATCTCTGGCATTTCCAATAAATAAATCATTATATGACCCTTTATACATTCCCTCATCTTTATAATATGGTTCTCTTGTTCTAATACTTGTATTAAATGCTAAAGATTTAGGTATTTCAGGGTCTAATGCTAGAGCTTTCATCATTATGTCACTTTTTAAGTGACGAATAATGAAACCCAGTCTTTGTATTTTATCTCTATCATAATTAAAATTCTGACCTATTACTTCAATCTGCCAAAGCATTTCAGATAATTGTAACCATATTTGTGTTAAATCAGAATCTGGGATATTAGATATTCCATCTTTATTCCATAATGGAACTGACATACCATGATTAGGTGTGAATGCGAATCCTATGCATACCGGTAAATAATGTCCACCAGCTTCGATATCTACACCCGCTGCTCTGTGTAATTTATATTTATGTCTAAACTCACTTAATTCATAGCTAGATTTACATACCTGTAACATTCTCTTAGGTAATTCAATTTCCGGATAATCTGATTCTTGTTTGGCGCGTTTAATATCAAATAGAATTACAACTTTATTCCAATAACCCATGAATTCTGGTGTTTCTACAGATTGCCATGATAAACCAGAGGGGTTATATGTGCATACTAATTTACGCCCCGCACCCTGTAATATTGAGCCACGATATGATTCAATAGAAGTTTTACCAGTTAATGCCCATAATACTGGTAAACCAATTCCTAGAATTACATTAGGTTGAACGGCATTAATCTCTTTCTGTAATTCATCTATTTGTTGAGCTATATCTATTCCCGCATTTTTACATCTAATAGAGAAAGGAATGCGTTTGCCACGTATATTAGGTGGAACATAATATTTAGATACAGTAGTTAACCATGTATTAGCTTTACTAATACCTGCATCACGTAGTAATTCATCTAATTCTCTTGAATCACTAAATGGTTTTCCACATGCATCATCCTTAATAGATGGGGATGCACCAATAATCATTATTTTTGGACCCAAAGGTCCATATCCAGGTATATATTTCATATTTATTTTCTTACGGTACTATTTTACCAGTTTCCATAAATATATTTCAATCCTTTTTCACGAGTATCTAATTTCATTAATTTTTTTCCGTATTTAAGATTATCTATATATTTAGCTAATTTAATATTTTCACTTACTAATCCTATACTAACTTCAAAATGTATAGCAGTGTCACGTAATGTCCACGTTGAATATCTTTCATGCATAACTGTATGATATAATGCTATTAAGATAGCTTTTTGCTGCCACGTTAGATTAGGCTCATTATATTTCTCTTTAAATGTTAATACTTTTGGGGTCATATTAACTTTATAGAACTTTAATCTTAACAGCCCTATATCCACCTTCATATTGTTCACTACGTTCACTAAACTGTAATATGAACTCCACACGCATTTTCTTTTTCAATTCAGGAAATCTTAATGTATCTTGTCTTAATCCTGACCAATGAAAGAAGACACGTTCATATGGTAATGCTGGAGATGCTATGAATCCATATCCACCCTTTTTTTCATCGGTTGTATGAATAATATTTGTAATAATTCCCTGTATCAAATCTCCGACTTCTGCTTTATCGTTTTGATTATCATTAGATTCAATAGATTCGCCTTTAGTTAACTTACGCATCTGTTCAAAAATACCCATTAATTCACTCCACTTATTAAATAATTTAGATTAACGGCCCCCTCTATCATATGGTTATGGTTTTAACCTAGATAGAGGGGGCATCTACTAATATATGTTTACGGCCACATGTGGCGAGAATAATTTCACTATATTACGGCAACACACCGGATTAATAGTTGCATCTCAATTATATCCCCCCGGACTAAGATGCTGAAATTATAGTAATTTTTCCACATATATTGTAGATTATTCATCATTAAAATGTCTTTGGGGTATGGGCCACTTTATCCATACATTTGTTTCTGAACACTCTCTGCTGTTCATGATGCAGCATATTCCACAGCTACTCTCCGACATATAGGTTTAGCCATTGAGTCCCAAAGTTGTTTAAATACTAAGCAGAACGCACTGCACGATACTTATGATTGATTCGATTAACTAATCGACCCTCATATGTATCATTCTCAATGTAGATGTCAATATCCTTTCCAATAGCAGCTTTAAAATCAAACCGCTTATCTTCTGTAATATCACTTTCTGGAACCCCTAATGACACTAAGAATCCTTTAGTGAATCCAAGTGCGCGGGAATTAAACAGCCATGTAGCAGGATGGTCTGCAAATTCCTTATCTCCACTATCTGCATCAAACAGGATAGTTCCACTATACGTAATGTTTGTGGATGGTTTTTCCACATTTTTAGATGGTGACGTGGTAACATCATCAATATGGACACGATACCATGAAGGTGGATACACTTTTCCACCCATTACGTCTTTCTTACTGAGACTAAATACTGTTCCGTCTAATTCACCCATATAATACTCACTTTCGTTTGTTTGTTGTTTGTTCGTTGTTTACGGTTTTTATTAACAGTTCAGCTTTTTATCTCCATAGTAACTGGAGCTTGAATTTTGTCAGATATTAAAACTTTATGAGCTTGTTCCTCAAGCTGCATATTATTCATCTTATCTACAGCAGGCTTAATGTATGTTTGATATAATGGGTCATCTTTAAATGCTATCAAACTTGGTAGTGGTAATGATGTTCGTGCAAAATCATCACCTGTATGTGTAGTTCGTAATGTATAAACTGGAGGTTTAGATGTATCCATCTCAGTTTCTACATTAAAGTGATAAATTTCATCACAATAACCTGGAATTTTCTGGGCAATTCCCTTTCCGGCTGTAACTAATAGTCTAGCCATATGTGTAGTATTATTTGGGCCTTTAACTTCCTTTTGAATAACGTGTGCAATTAAGATTACATTAACTTTATGGTATAAATGAATATCCTTTGTCAATGCAATTAACTCTTTAAGTGCGGAATCTTCTGCATTAAAATCTTCAATGGAATTTACTGGTATGCCTGCAATATGCTTACCCTTCTCATCTTTTCCTTTATTTTTAAGTGTTTGTCTGTTTATTGAATCAGCTCCAGAAGTAATTGTATCAATTACAATAGTCTTAAATTTACAGTTAGTTTGAAGTTGTTCTAATTTTTGACGTGGAGTATTCCAATCATTATAACTATCATATTCTACACTACTAGCATTAATACCCCATGCACGCATTGGTAAATGTAGTGCTTTCATCTTTTTATCCCAATCAAAATAATAGATTGGGCCAGGATAGCTTAATGCACAGGTTGATTTGCGCGTGCCCCATTCTCCCTTCATTAACGTATAGAGAGCATCAAATTTATTCTGACTCATGTTTGGCATTTGGTTCATTTACTCCATTTTCTAAGAGCATTTGTAAAACTTTACTCTTTAATTCATGCTTTCGACACTACAACAATTGTATCTTTGGGAAGATACAATGATTTCACGCGATAATCCATTTGTGGAAGTGTATATTCAATTTCCACAATTCCTCTTTCTTCAATTAATTCCATCAAGGCATCTTCATATATAGTTATATTCATATCAGAGGCTTGTTGCATAACTTCTAATACTAATTCAACAGACTTGATACCTTGATGAGAATTAACTGTTTTTCTGATGATTTCCTTGATGTTCACTTTCATTTACTCCATTATCTTACCGACTGTTCAATAGCGTGGAATAATTCATCATGTGCTATATTGCCAGCGATAAATCCTAACATAAATATCATTAAAACTATAAATAAGACTCGACTAGGCGAGTATAAATATATGTAAAATCCATCACTAAAAGTTTCATTTTGTCGCATACGTCTTCTTGTTTCTTTATCTAATTCCACTTGTTCATCCCATTGTATAGGCATTATTTAACCATTCTTATTGAATGTTCACATTCGTTGATGTTTTTATTAAACATAATATCTCGTTCGGCATATTCAATAAATATCATATCCATATCTACATTCATTTTATATAGACGACGGCATAATTTAATAGTATTCGCACGACCGAAGAAATAACCTATCATTATGCCAAATAATCCAGTTATGATTGCTATCATTTAATTGTCTCCATAAAATCTGGGATTACCCGGATGAAAATCATCTATCGCATCATAATCTCTATCAGGATGATTATCTTCTTTATCTTGCTTACTTAAGCCCATAGAATCTCTGGTTCCTTTACAATTGGGATAATCATTATAACCCCAGAATACACCAAATTTAGATTTACGTGAACTCATAGGTCCATTACATTTAGGACATTTAACATTTTCTGGTTTCATTATATATCCTTTACTAAGTCACTAAGGTTTTCCACAATAGGTTTAACTTTACGTTTAATACAATGTATACAATGAGGTTTTGAGTGTCCTACACTTTTTTTATCAATTACAAATGGGTCACCACATATCCAACACTCAGCTAATTGTCCTACACCTAATGCGACTGGAATATATGTAACACATCCCGGTTGCATACATTTTAAGACTATATAGTCCTTTTTATCTGGATTACGGGTTAAATTCACACGCCTAAATTTGTGAATGTGATTTGGTAATTTAACTTTCTTTTTTGTCATTTTAATATTTAATATGTAATAACTATGTTTACTATATCTTCAGCTTTTATTTCAGACACATCATCATTATGACGACCATTAGCATAAAATCTATATTCACTTATTTCAAACTCTATTGGATTTACAACACGTTTTACATTTAGATTATTCCAGTCAGCTCTTGGTTCTTTAGTTGTTATTACTATTGTCATTTAAATAACCTATTCCAAATATGCTCAGACGCATGATTTAATATTATACGTGCTTGCCAATTATTCCATGACCAATCCCATAAATGTTTTTTAACATGTTTACATATAAAATTATGTGTATCTATTACAGATGCTTGATAATTTTCATCTATATTATGAAAAGTTCCAATATATTTACCATTTTCATATAATTCCATTAATCTTCCTCTATTCATCCGCGTTAGTTGGATTCCACTGCTCAGTTTTAATAAAGTTTAACTTCAACACATCCGAACGCATATCAGGATTAGACTCACATACTTCCTTGTATGTACAGAATCCAAACTTACCATCACAGTTACTAAAGTTAGGAGGATAATAACCCTGTTCATTATACATTACTGCTGTTTTGCACCAATATGGTAGAATTTGAGATTGCCATTCGTATAGTCTAGCTGCTGTATATGATACAGTAATGCGTTTGAATTTATCAACTGGTTTTAGAGTCTTTTGAAATCCTATCTTATTAATATACACATTCCGTGTATCCATAATTAAACATTGACCCATGAATTGATTATTGAGACTTACACTGTCTCTATTCTGTTTCATGGTTTTATGGTCGCAGGGATATATTCCAGTATTTGTATCCACAATCCAGTCTAGTTTAGATTTAAACAATATGCGTATGTCATCATCTTCGTATAGTATTTTAGATTTTACAATCTCAGTTTCCAGAGTAACCCAAAAATCTGATTTGTAATGTTCAAAATACTGGTCGCATGTATCTAATACATATTTCCATCCAATTATATATCCATCTGATTCTGCTGGGGTATTAGTTACACCAGGATATTCATTAATTTGATGACCACACTTTGGTTTGCGTATGCAATCTTCGGTACAGTGTTCATCCAAATTAGTATGCGTATGGTATGGTATGAAATTAGTGCATAATGCACAACCTTGTATGTACAATTCTGCTGCTGTTTTACCAAATCCATGTGCTTGGTCTTTTGAAATTCCAGTAGTTGAAGATTTATAGTATACTTCCAAATATTTATGTATAATACTACCAGCTTCTAATGAATTAGATTTACCATTCACTGATTGTAATGATTTATTCATATTTAAATCAGTGAATCTGCCACATTTCATTATTGATGTCAATAATGTGGCATCTGTTATGAAGTTTATTTTGTTAGTTCTTTCGATTATTTCCATTTTGTTCCTAAATAATTGAAATAGCAATCAGTCATTTTGTTTTACTTTCGTAATTTATTTCCAAAAACTTGCTGTTCACAGTCATTACAACGAATTAAAGATTTATTTTTGGTTAGGTGTTTTCTATCAGTTGACTTACAAAGTGAACACCTTTGCCCCCCCCCCCCCCATTGTATCAGCAAAATGAACTTT